GAGAAGGCAACGTCACAAGACTTTACGTTGCCTTCCGTTGATGACGGTTCGCAAACGGTCATCGGTGGTGGTGGACACATTGGTCATTACCTTGATATTGAAGGTAAGATCAAAGATGAAGCAGATTTAATTAGACGATATAGAGAAGTTGCAATGCAACCTGAGTGTGATGCAGCTGTAGAAGATATCGTTAATGAGGCAATCGTATCAGACGAAATAGAGCCTCCTGTTCGATTAAACTTAGATCGTATCAAAACATTTTCAATTGATTTAAAGAAAAAGATTGCAAAAGAATTTGATGAAGTATTGCGTTTATTAGAATTTGAAGAAAAAGGACATGACATCTTTAGAAGATGGTATGTTGATGGTCGTATGTACTATCACAAAGTGATTGATCCTAGTGACCCTAAAAAAGGTATTAAAGAATTAAGATATATTGATCCTCGTAAGATTAAAAAAGTTAGAGAGATTAAGAAAAAAGAAGGCAAAATTAAAATGCCTGGTAATGCACCAGACCCTATGGAGTATTCAGAATATTATGTGTACAATGAAAAGGGTGTTGGTGGTTCCATGAACACAGGTGGTATTCGTATTCACAAAGATGCGATTGCTTTTGCACCGTCTGGTTTAATTGATCAACAACAAAATATTGTCATGTCACATTTACACAAGGCAATTAAACCTGTTAATCAGTTACGAATGATTGAAGATGCTCTTGTTATCTATCGTATTAGTAGAGCACCTGAAAGAAGAATTTTCTATATTGATGTTGGTAATCTACCAAAGATTAAAGCAGAACAGTATTTAAAAGATGTAATGAATCGTTATCGAAACAAACTTGTTTACGATGCATCTACTGGTGAAATCAGAGATGACAGACAGTATATGTCTATGTTAGAAGACTTCTGGTTACCTCGTAGAGAAGGTGGTAGAGGAACTGAAATTGCAACACTACCTGGCGGTCAAAACTTAGGTGAGATTGATGATATCAAATTCTTTCAAAAGAAATTATATCAATCATTAAATGTTCCTTATTCACGTTTAGATAGTGAATCATCTGGTGGATTACAATTAGGTAAGGCTGCAGAAATATCAAGGGACGAAATTAAGTTTACAAAATATATTCAACGACTAAGAAAGAAATTTATTCATCTGTTTTCCGATATGCTTAAAACACAATTAATCCTAAAAGGTATTGTGAGTGAAGATGATTGGAACAGTACAGCAGATTATATTAAATATGATTTCATACAAGATGGATATTTTTCAGAAATGAAAGAACAAGAGATTCGTGCTTCCCGTTTACAACAAGCACAAGAATTGTTCAACAATCAAATGGTAGGAAAAGTTTTTTCTATGGACTATGTTCTTAAAAATGTTTTACGAATGACAGATGTTGAAATCGAAAAACAAAGAGAACAAATTAAAAAAGAAATTGGTGATGGCATTATCAAAGATCCATATAACGATGATGCACAAAACAATTATTAAGGAGTAAGCAATGAGTGAAATGGTAAGAAACATGATTGATGCTTTAGATCAAGATGATCATATTGAAGCAGAAACACAATTCAAGTCAGCGTTAGTTGATAAAGTTGGAGCTGCGTTAGATGATAGAAGAAAAGACCTTGCGAAAACATTCGTAAGAGCAGGAGAAACAGAAAATGTCGATAGCGTTCAGCCAACTGAACAACCGGATTCTGGAGCGTAAAGACGATTATAAAAAAATAGCGTCTTATAATCGTTTAGCGCCAAGAATGAAACAAGAAGTTGATAAAGTCATGGACTTTGCAACCAATAGTAGAGGCGATGTTGATGTTCCTAAGTTGATGAAAGTAATTGACAAGTCTCCTGCAAAAAGACAGTTAGAAAAAATTATAGATGACATTTTGTCACAATAGGAGAAAAGAATGAAACTAAAACTTTTAGGATCTAATATTGATAACGCAAGTGCAAACAATATCAATGAAGCGACAGTAGTGCGTGTTCATTGTACAGCAGCTGCAACTTTAACATTAAGAACAGCTGGTGGTAGTACAGTTATAGGTTCTGTGTATATTGGTGCAAACGAATCTGTAATTGTAGAGAAAAACCCCACAGACGAAATCACTTGTGCAACTTCAAAAAGTACAAAAATTGCGTATAATGCCTAGTTTTAAAGTACAAAAACTTATAAATAATAAGTGAGTAAAATAAAAATGAAACTTATCACAGAAGAAGTATCGTCTGCTGAATATATCATCGAAGAAGCAGACAACGGTAAAAAGAATTATAAGATACGAGGCATTTTCATGCAAGCTGACATGAAAAATCGCAACGGTCGTGTCTACCCAATGGAAACACTTTCAAAAGAAGTGAATCGTTACAACAAAGAGTTCGTAGAAGCAAAACGTGCTTTTGGTGAACTAGGTCATCCTGACGGACCAACTGTCAACTTAGAACGTGTATCGCATATGATTACTAGTCTAAAACCAGAAGGTAAAAACTTTATTGGTGAGGCAAAAATCATGGACACCCCTTATGGAAAGATTGTGAAGAATTTAATTGATGAGGGTGCAAAATTAGGAGTTTCTTCCAGAGGCATGGGATCGCTGGAGAATAGAGGTGGCTCAAACTATGTAAAAAGTGATTTTTACTTGGCAACAGCCGCAGACATAGTTGCAGATCCATCTGCACCTGATGCCTTTGTACAAGGTATCATGGAAGGTAAAGAATGGATTTGGGACAACGGTGTTATACGAGAAGTCGATATACACGAAATGAAAAATACAATTGAGAGAGCAAAACGATATGAACTCGCAGAAAAACAAGCTGCTGTGTTCAAATCCTTTCTTTCAAAATTGTAGTATTTATAAATATTATATTATTAATTCGAATTAATAAGGAGAGAGTTAAATGTCAGAAGTAGAAAAAAAGTTAGAGGAGTTAGAAGCAATCGCAACTGAAGAAGTTGCTGAAGCTGCAGCTAATGCCCCAACTGCTAAAGCTGTTTCTGCTGAACCTTCCCACATTGCTAAATCATCTAAAGAAGTAACAGACACAGGTCCGGCGGTGACTTCACCAGACGCACCTAAGAAAGATTATTCTAAGGATGTAAAGCCCACGAAGGATTCAGTAAACGCAAAAGCTGACAAAGGTGATTCTGCTCCTGTTTCTCAAGGTTCTTCAAGTATTAAACCACCTAAAGAATCAATTGCCGCTGGCGACCAAGTTGACCATGAAGGCGAGAAACTCGCAGAAAAAACCACAAAGGCTGAAGCAGACGAAAAAGAAACTGCTAAAGACAAAGTTAAAGAGATTAACGTCAAAGAAGATGTTGATGCTTTAGTAAATGGCGAAGACAATCTTTCTGAAGAATTTAAAGCAAAAGCTGCTACTATCTTCGAAGCTGCAATCAAATCAAAAGTGAGTGCAGAGATCGATAGATTAGAAGAAGAATATGCTCAGAATTTAGAAGAAGCCAAAGAAACTGCAAAATCTGAATTAACAGAAAAAGTAGATTCTTACCTTAACTATGTAGTTGAGGAATGGATGAAAGAAAACGAACTTGCTATTGAAAAAGGCGTAAAAGGTGAAATCGCTGAAGACTTTATTACAGGTCTAAAACAATTATTTGAAGATCACTACATTGATATTCCAGATGAGAAGTACAACGTACTAGAAGCTCAGGCAACTGAGATTGACGAACTCAAAGGAAAATTAAATGAAGCAACTTCAAAGATGATAGAAATGAATAAAGAATTAGGTGAACAAACTAAATCATCTATCTTTGAATCCGTTTCAGATTCACTTGCTGATTCTGAAAAGGAGAAGTTTAAAGGTTTGGTAGAAAGTATCGATTATGAAGATGCTGATTCTTACAAAGCAAAATTAGAAACAATAAAAGAATCTTATTTTGTGAAAGAAAAAGCTCAGAACAACGTTACTGAGACCAATGACGCCGAGGGCGGACAGATTGATATGACTGGTCCAATGTCAGCATATGCAGCCGCTATCTCAAGGACAAAAGCAAAGAAACTATATTAAAGAAAGTAAACAAGGAGAGAACAAAATGTTTTTATCTGAAACATTACAAGAGAAGTGGCAACCAGTTCTTGAGCACGCCGATCTTCCAGAGATTAAAGATGCTTACAAAAGAGCTGTAACAACCGTCATCCTCGAAAACCAAGAAAAAGCTCTTAGAGAAGATAGAGCTTTTCTAGGTGAAGCTGCACCAACTAACGCAACTGGTTCAGCTATTGCGAATTGGGATCCAATTCTAATATCTCTCGTTAGACGTTCTATGCCTAACTTAATTGCATACGACATCTGTGGTGTACAACCAATGACTGGTCCAACCGGTCTTATCTTCGCTATGAAGAGCAGATATGCAAGTCAAGCAGGTACTGAAGCGTTATTTAACGAGGCAGACACAGACTTTTCATCAAGAAATGCAACATCATCATCTACAAGTGATCTTACAGCTGATACAATTCACACAGGATCAAATCCTGCTGTATTGAATGATTCAACACCTGGAGCCTACAAAAGAGGTCGTGGTATGACTACAGCTTACGGTGAAGCTTTAGGCGATGCTGATGGTAACGCTTTTGCAGAAATGGCTTTCTCAATCGAGAAGACAACTGTAACTGCGAGATCAAGAGCATTAAAAGCAGAATACACAATGGAATTAGCACAAGACTTAAAAGCTATCCATGGTTTAGATGCAGAAACAGAATTAGCAAATATTCTGTCTGCTGAAATTCTTGCTGAGATCAACAGAGAAGTTGTAAGAACTATCTATATTAAATCTAAAAAAGGTGCAAACCAAGGCAATGTAACTAACTCCGGAATCTTTGACTTAGACACAGATTCAAACGGTCGTTGGTCAGTTGAGAAATTCAAAGGCCTAATGTTCCAACTCGAAAGAGATGCGAATGCTATTGCTCAAGACACAAGACGTGGAAAAGGTAACGTTGTTATCTGTTCTTCAGATGTGGCTTCTGCTTTACAAATGGCTGGCGTACTTGACTACACACCTGCTTTAAACAACAATCTAAGCGTAGATGACACAGGCAATACTTTTGCTGGTGTATTAAACGGTAGATACAAAGTGTACATTGATCCATACAGTGCAAATCAAACTGCAAAACAGTTTTATGTAATTGGATACAAAGGTACATCACCTTATGATGCAGGTCTTTTCTATTGCCCATATGTTCCATTACAAATGGTTCGTGCAGTAGGTGAGAACAGCTTCCAACCTAAGATTGGATTCAAAACAAGATACGGTCTTGTAAGAAACCCATTCGCTGAAGGTTCTGCTGTTGTATCTGGTGCTGATACTACTGGTGCTGATAACAGCAACATCTATTACAGAAAAGTACAAGTTACAAACATTATGTAATTTGTGTTAGATTGTTGGTAACTCAGTTTACCACAACCACACCAAGGGGAGTTCTTTCGAGGACTCCCCTTTTTTATTTGCATAAATAATAGTATGACAACTACAAATGCAACAGTTCGACAACCTGCAGGAAACGAATTAGATTTCGCATCTCCTACACAGTTTCGATTTCAAATACAAAAACTTCCCGAAGTACAGTTCTTTTGTCAAACAATCACTATACCAGGCATTACTGTTAATGGGGTATCACAACCTACACCATTACAACAACTAACACTTGCAGGTTCTGATTTAACTTATGAAGATTTATCAGCAACATTCATAATTGATGAAAAGTACAGAAATTACAGAGAAGTGCATACATGGTTAAAAGGATTATCTTTTCCAGAAAATCACACACAGTTTCAGAATCTACTAAGTGAGGGATCTGATCGTATGCCATTATCACAAAGTCGTGGTGTACAAACTGAATCTGGTAAAACATATCCTGCAACACCAGACGCAGCCATTTATTCTGATGCAACACTAACAATACTTACATCTAAAAACAATCCTTCCTTAGAAGTGAGATTTAGAGATGTTTATCCTAAAAGTATTAGTGCTGTTAATTTAACTTCACTAGATACTGATGTTGCTTATTTAACTGCAACTGTTGGATTTGGATATAAGTATTACGAATTTTATACATTATAACTTGACAAAATCATTTTTTTGTGATATAATATACTATGGATTTAGAAAAACTACAAGAAGAAGCAACTAAAGATTTACAGATAGACGATACAGAACTTGATATGGAATCAGTTCGTACACCTATCATTCACAACAAATATCTCAAATATCTTTCTAAATTTTCATTACTTCTAAAGAAAGCGGAAGACGATTATGATGTTCTTGCCAAAGACAAATGGGAATACTATA